AATCTTTAATATCTATAATGTCAAAACTTTCAGATGCAAAGTTTCGTTATGGATTTACTGGAACTCTTGATGGCACACAAACACACAAGTGGGTTCTTGAAGGACTGTTTGGTCCTGCATACAAAATCATCAGAACAGAAGAACTGATGAAGAAGGGGCATGTTGCTAAACTGGATATCAACGTACTTCTACTGAAGCACTCACCACATAAATTTGAAAACTTTGAAGAAGAAGTTCAATACATTATCAATCATGAAAAACGCAATAAGTTCATCCGCAATCTTGCTTTAGATCTCAAAGGAAATACACTAGTTCTTTTCCAGAGAGTTGAAGGTCACGGACAACCATTGTATGATTTAATAAATAAAGATGTTGAAGATCGGCACGTCTTCTTTGTTCACGGTGGTGTTGATACTCAAGATCGAGAAAATGTAAGGGAGATTACTGAACAAGAGAATAATGCAATTATTGTTGCATCATATGGAACGTTCAGTACAGGAATTAATATCAAAAATCTCCACAATGTCATTTTTGCTTCTCCATCCAAATCTAGAATTCGGAATCTTCAATCTATTGGAAGGGTGCTTAGGAAAGGCAATAACAAGACCAAGGCAACTCTCTATGACATTGCTGACGACATATCCTACAAATCCAGGAGGAACTATACCCTTAACCATCTAATTGAAAGAATTAAAGTTTATAACGAAGAAAATTTTAATTATGATATTGTAAACATACCGCTAAAGAACTAATATGGGAGATGCTTTTTACAGCGCAATTAAACTAACTACAGGTGAAGAAATCTTTGCTCTCGTATATCCCGATGATACAGAAGGAGAGCAAATACTTTTAATGCAGACTCCAGTGATTATGAGAATTATTAATACACCAGGAGGGTCACTACTGAAGGTCAAACCATGGATGACATTGCCTTCTGAAGATTTATTTGTAATCAGACTAGACAAGATTGTTACTATGTCTGAAGTTAGAGATGAGAATATGATTAGGATATATAATAATTACATTGAAGAGTGTGAAGAAGATTCTGTAGTAGAAGAAGAAATAAAAAGTGCTCAAGAAGCAAAGATTACTAGTAAGATGGGATATATTTCTTCAGTAGAGGATGCTAGAAAACTTCTAGAAGATCTCTATAAACTTAAAGATACTAAAGAAAGCTAGAGCTGATCTTCAAACCTAACAAAGGTATTCTACTCATATTTCACTAAGTTGTCAAGTCCTGAAAATGTGCTATAATGTTTATATAACAAGAGTTTATTTAAACTTAAAATGATATTATGTCAAGAAAGAAATCAGAACATTATGTAAACAACAAAGAATTGCTTGAAGCACTGATTGTCTATAGGACAAAGGTTGAAAAGTCTTACTTGAAGAACTTCGGTAAAGACCTCACCGAGCAACCAAAAGATCAAAGAGCAAAGCGTTGGGATGATAAACCACAGATTACTAACTATCTTGGCGAATGTTTTCTTAAGATTGCTACACACCTTTCATATAAACCAAACTTTGTTAACTATATGTTCAGGGACGATATGATCTCTGATGGTATTGAAAACTGCATTCAGTATATTCACAACTTTGATCCTGAAAAATCTAAGAATCCTTTTGCATACTTTACTCAAATTATTCATTATGCGTTTCTCCGTAGGATTCAGAAGGAGAAGAAGCAGTTAGAAATTAAAACCAAGATCATCGAACGCACTGGATTTGATGAAGTTATGGTAGTTGACAATAGCTTGCTTTCTGGCAATAGTTCAGACTATAATGCTATTAAGGATAATATTACATATAAGACTAATCGATGAAGATTGCTATTATTACAGATCAGCACTTTGGCGCTAGAAAATCCTCCAAGTATCTTCACAATCATTTCAAACAGTTTTATGATGAAATCTTTTTTCCATATTTGGAACAGAATAACATTACAACTGTAGTTGATATGGGAGATACCTTTGACAATCGTCGAAGTATTGATTTGTGGGCACTTGAGTGGGCAAAGGAAAACTACTATGACCGTCTAGAAAAGATGGGCATCAAAGTTCATACTATCGTTGGCAACCATACCGCATATTACAAGAATACAAATCAAGTAAATACGGTGGGACTTCTTCTTAAGCAATATTCTAATGTTGTTGTTTATCCAGAAGTTGAGGAAGTAAAGTTGGATAAACTCAAAGTACTTTTTATTCCTTGGATCAACAACGAAAATTTTGAAAGTAGTGCCAATGCTGTCAAGAGTTCGAATAGCATATGTGCGATGGGGCACCTTGAACTTAATGGATTTAGAGCACATCGTGGACACGTCATGGAAGATGGTATGGCGTGTGATTTATTTGAGAAGTTTGATAAAGTATTTTCAGGACACTACCACACGCGAAGTGACAACGGGAAAATTTACTACTTAGGTAATCCGTATGAGATGTATTGGAATGATGTGAATGATCCTCGTGGATTCACAATTTTCGATACTGAAACGCTAGAACATAGTCATATCAATAATCCATTTACAATCTTCCGTAATTTGTATTATGAAGATACTAATCATAAGTTGTTTGATTTTAGAGACTATGAAGAAAAAATTGTAAAAGTTATTGTCAAGAAAAAAAGTAATCCCAAAGATTTTGAGAAGTTTATTGATAAACTTTATTCGGTCGGTGTCCAAGACCTTAAGATAGTTGAGAACTTTGTAATTCAAGGTGATGATGATTTTGAGGTGGAGGAGACAGAAAATACAATTTGTATTTTGAATAGATATATTGATGAAGCAGAAATGGAATGTGATAAAAATATCGTCAAAGGAATTCTGCAGAAAATATATTCTCAAGCGTGTGAGGTAGAGTGATGTTTCTTCTTACAGTCAAAGATCAAAAAGATGACGGTGCTTATGCGGTTCAAGATCGTAAGGGTAACAAAGTCCTCTTTCTCTTTGAAGAAGAAGATGATGCAGAACGCTATGCTATGCAACTTCACGATCAGGAAGATGCTATGATGGAAGTCATAGAAGTTGACGGACCACTTGCAATTCGGACCTGTAAGTTGTATAATTACAGATATACTGTGGTCAAACCCAGTGACATTGTTATTCCCCCTAGATTAGATGATAACGTTCCAGAAAATCCGTTGGCGTAATTTTCTTTCTACTGGTAATCAGTTTACTGAAGTAGAATTAAACCAACATAGAACCAATCTTGTTGTTGGGACTAATGGTGCTGGTAAGTCTACGATGCTAGATGCCCTGACGTTCGTTCTATTCAATAAACCATATCGTAAGATCAATAAACCACAACTAGCAAATGCTACGAATGAACGTGAGTGTGTGGTCGAAATTGAGTTTATAGTCAATACGAGACAATATCTTGTTCGTCGTGGTATTAAACCAAATGTGTTTGATATTGTCGCAAATGGTACTCAACTGCATCGTGAAGCAGATGATAGGGCGATGCAACGTATATTAGAAGAAAGTATTCTTAAACTAAACTATAAGTCATTCACGCAGATTGTGATCTTGGGTAGCAGTACATTTGTTCCTTTTATGCAACTTACTGCTTCTAATAGACGTGAGGTGATTGAAGATCTCTTAGATATTAGGATCTTCTCTGCAATGAATAATATTCTCAAGGAGTATGTAAGAGAGAAAAAGAATCAAGTTAAGTCTTTAGATCTGAAGAAAGAAACTCTAAAGGATAAGATGAAGATGCAAAAGAACTTTATTGAGGAACTTGAGAATCGTGGTAATGCCAATATCAATACCAACAAAGAAAAGATTGCCAATCTAGATAAAGAAGTCGGCATTTATATTGAAGAGAATGCTCATACAGAGGAAGACATTTTTCAGTATACGAAGGAGCAAGAGAGTGTTATTGGAGCAGATGATAAGTTAGTAAAACTAAACAATTTAAAGGGAAAATTGTCTCAAAAGGTAGGCACAATTACCAAAGAACATAAGTTTTTTGCAGAAAATACGGTATGCCCAACTTGCACTCAGGATATTGAAGAAGAGTTTCGGTTAAATAGAATTGAAGACGCTCAAAATAAAGCAAAGGAACTTAGAGATGGTTATGAAGAACTTGAAAAAACAATAAAGTTCGAACAAGAAAGAGAGCGTCAATTTATTACCCTTTCCAAGGAGATTACAAAACTAACGCATGATATTTCTCAAAACAATACTCGAATCAATCTCAACCAGAGACAAATCAGAGGTCTTGAAAATGAAATTCAAACTATTACCAACAACTTACAGAACAGAAATACTGAGCATGAAAAGTTAGAAGAGTTTAGAGAAAATCTGCAAAAGACAATTGAAGACCTATCAGACAAAAAACAAGAAATCGTTTATCACGATTTTGCCTATTCCCTTCTTCGGGACGATGGCGTAAAAACGAAGATCATTAAAAAGTATCTTCCGTTCATAAATCAGCAGGTTAATCGCTACCTACAGATGATGGACTTCTATATCAACTTCAAGCTTGATGAGGAGTTCGGTGAAACCATTGAGTCACCTATTCACGAAAACTTTTCTTATAGTTCTTTTAGTGAAGGTGAAAAGATGAGAATTGATCTAGCATTACTTTTTACATGGAGGGAAGTCGCTAGAGTCAAAAATTCTGCCAATACTAATCTGTTGATTATGGATGAAGTCTTTGATTCATCCCTTGACGGATTTGGAACAGATGAGTTCCTTAAGATCATTCGGTATGTCGTTCAAGACGCAAACATCTTTGTTATTTCACATAAACAAGATATGCTTGACAAGTTTGAAAGTGTGGTAAAATTTGACAAGGTTAAAGGATTCTCTCGTATAGTCTCATGAATGTACCTAACTGGCAACATCACTCTAAGAAAGAACAGAAACAAACTCTCAAACCACAAGCATTGAGAGCGCGTAGATCAGCACTACAAGACCTGAAGCGAAAAATCAAATATACCAAGTTTTCTCACGATACAATTCGAATTACATAAATATTTGGAAAGAGTATAATACAATGGACTCCAAGAAATTTATTTCTATTCAGGAAGCATATGCTTCTATCTACAAAGATAAGGGTAAAGAAGATGAGTCCCTTGATATCAAAGAAGATGAGTCCTTTGATCTTATCAAGGGACATTTAATTGATGAAGGTTTTGCTGACACTGAGGAAGCAGCACTTGCTATTATGGTTAACATGAGTGAAGGTTGGAAGGAAAGTATTACTGAAAGTCTTTCGGATGTGCTTCCAAAATCAAAGATCACTGTTCCTGGAAAGTATGGTAAAAATACTGTTCTGTCTAAGAAGGGCGGTAAACCGCCGTTTCCAGGCGCTAGGGGAAATGCAGGCGGTGTAGAAGGTGTTTCTGATAAGTCAAAACCAGGTTCTTTTACACCAATTCCAGGTGGTTTCACTCCAGCACAAAGCACGCGATACAATCAACGCGGAGGTCAATGATAACTCATCTTCGAGAGATGAACCTCTATTCTGAACCAATTTTATAAGTGTCTACTGGGAGGTCTTCGGACCTCCTTTTTTTGTATAATAGATTCATACGTAACAAAGCAATGACCGTTTCTCACGAAATCAAATCTCAACTTGCTAAACTTCTTGCTACTGAAGATTTGATTGTAGAGAACAAGAAAGTTGAGACTGCTTGTTTCAATGTTCATACCCGTGTGCTGACTCTACCGATGTGGGAGAAAGCAAGTAATAATGTTTATGATCTTCTGGTTGCTCACGAGGTAGGACACGCTCTATACACTCCTGATGAAGATTGGATTAAAACATATAAGATTCCACCACAGTTTGTTAATGTAGTTGAGGATGTTCGTATTGAGAAATTGATGAAGCGTAGGTACGCTGGTATCTCTAAGAGTTTTTATCGTGGATATAATGAATTGTCTGATGAAGATTTCTTTGATATTGCTGATGATGATGTTAGTGTAATGAATCTTGCTGATAAAGCAAATCTACATTTTAAGATTGGTAATTTTGTTGATATTCCATTTAATCAAGAAGAATGTGAAATCTTAGACTTGATTGCTAATACAGAAACTTTTGCTGATGTCCTAGAGGTTTCTAAGATCTTATATGAATTCTGCAAGAAAGAGATTGAACACGATCAACCATCTACAGAACAAGCAAAGCAAGATTCTGATGCAGAACAAGAGGATGGTTCCAAAGGTGATAATGTAGATGATACTGATAGTGGGACTGAAGAAGTTCGAGAAGATGAATCTTATGGTGGAACTGCAGGCGGTAATATGAATCAACCTGTTGCACAAAATAATGATGAACCACAAGAACCTGAAGTTGAGACAATGAAGTCTCTTGAGGAAGCACTCAAGAACCTAGTCAATAATATGTCTATCGAAAATGAGTATATTGAAATTCCTGATATTGATGTTAGTAAGATGGTAATCAGCAATGGAGAATTGCATAGTCGTTTTTCTGAATGGGATGACGTTGCAGAAGAAAAGTTTTCTTTTCCTGATTTTTTCTTTCAAAAGTTTAAAAAGTCCTCTCAGAAAGAAGTTAATTATCTGGTGAAGGAGTTTGAGTGTCGCAAGTCTGCAGATTCATATGCTCGTGCTACTACTGCTCGCACTGGAATTTTGGATTGTACTAAACTTCATACCTACAAGTATAATGAGGACCTCTTCAAGAAAGTAACCACTCTTGCTGAAGGTAAAAATCATGGTTTGATGTTCTTGTTAGATTGGTCTGGTTCAATGTGTAACGTTATGGAAGACACTCTCAAGCAACTTTATAACTTGATGTGGTTCTGTAAGAAAGTCAATATTCCCTTTGATGTATATGCTTTCACAAATGATTATCCTTGGAAGGAGAATCTAAATTATCTTCCTCGTGGTACCTATGTTCCTAAGGAAGGTCTTATGATGATGCCTGATTGGACTAGTCTGATGCATCTATTCACTCACAAGACTAAACTAAAAGTTTTGGAACAGCAAATGCGTAATATGTATCGTGTTGCTTGGACTTTTACCAAGTACTCTGAATATCGTGTTCCTATTGGATTATCTCTATCAGGTACACCTTTGAATGAAGCATTGGTTGCGTTCAATGCTATTATTCCTAAGTTCAAACAGAATAATAATCTTCAAAAGGTTCAATGTGTTGTTCTTACTGATGGTGAAGGTTGCTCTAATAAGTTTCACAAAACAGTTCAACGTCACTGGGAAGCAGAACCATATTTGGGTGTACGTAGTTTTGGTCAAAATTGCTATCTCCGCAATCGTAAGAATGGTAAAACCTATCACGTTGGTCACAACTGGTGGGAAGTTACAGACAGTTTCTTGCGATTAATATCGGATAGTCATCCTGACACTAACTTTATTGGTATTCGTGTTCTTGAATCTCGTGATGCTAATAGTTTTATGCGTCGTTATACCAATTTTACCGAATTCATCACACTACAAAAGATTTGGAAGAAAGAACGTTCCTTTACTATCTATAACTCTGGATACAATTCTTACTTTGCAATCTGTGCATCTTCACTCTCTAGTGATGCTGAGTTTGATGTTGATGAGGGGGCAACCAAATCAAAAATTAAATCTGCTTTTGCTAAGTCTCTAAAGGGTAAGAAGGTCAATAAAAGAATCCTTTCAGAGTTTATTGAACTCGTTGCTTGATAAATATTTCTATAAAATTAGGAATTACAAAATGTCAAGATTTGGAGAACTCATCGGTAAAGATGCACCCAAAGCAGTGGCACCTGCTCCTGCAGCACCCACTGCACCAAAACCAGCACCAAAACCAGCAGTAGAACCTGCACCTCTAAAATCTGTTGCTCCTAAGCGCAGTCTTCGCTCCAGTCAGTGATCCAATATCTCAACTGTCACAGAGGGCGCTTTACGGTGCCCTTTTTGGGTTATAATAACTTCAGTTGAAACAAACAAACCAACATTATGTCCATCTCCGCAGATTACATTCGCACTTCTCTTCAAGCAGTGTATGGAGAGTCTGTCACTTCTGGTGACATTCGTGCCTGGTGTGCTATGAATAGTTGCAATTATCAGACTGTTACAAATAAACTCGCAGACTATAAGACTGGTCGCGGTAGATGGAATCTTACTGTTCAGGAACAAATGGAGCAAACCTATCAAGCACCTCCTGCAATTGTTCATACTCAAGAATGTCAAAATCTCATTCCTGATAAAGATGATACCTTCGTCAAGTTTGGCAATTTTGGTGATCTTAAAAAAATTATTCAATCTCGTGTATTCTACCCTACGTTTATCACGGGTCTCTCGGGTAATGGTAAAACTTTCTCAGTTGAGCAAGCTTGTGCTCAACTTGGACGGGAACTTATCCGTGTAAACATTACTATTGAAACTGATGAAGATGATCTTATTGGTGGTTTCCGCCTTGTTGATGGTGCAACCGTCTGGCACAATGGCCCGGTCATTGAAGCACTCCAGCGAGGAGCTGTCCTGCTCCTTGACGAGATCGACCTTGCCTCTAATAAAATTCTCTGTCTCCAGTCTATCCTTGAAGGAAATGGAGTCTTTCTCAAAAAGATTGGACAGTTTGTCCGCCCCAGTGCAGGTTTCAACGTCATCGCAACCGCAAACACTAAAGGTAAAGGTTCAGATGATGGACGATTCATTGGAACTAACGTGCTCAACGAAGCATTCCTTGAGCGATTCCCTGTAACCTTTGAGCAGCAGTATCCTACTCCTGCTAACGAATCAAAGATCATTGCTAAGATTGCCTACACTCTTGGTGTAAATGATGAGACTTTTATCGTTCGCTTGGTTGATTGGGCAGACATCATCCGTAAGACTTTCTATGATGGTGGTATTGAAGAAATTATTAGCACCCGTCGTCTAGTTCACATTATCCGTGCTTACAGCATCTTTGGTAACAAATCAAAGGCAATTGAAGTCTGTGTTAATCGTTTCGATGATGAAACTAAGCAGGCATTCTTAGAACTTTACGATAAAGTTGACGAGGATTTCCAAATGCCCATTGACGATGAGGAGGTTGCCTGATATAATATATGAGAAAGAGCAAATGTTTAATGCTTGGTCCCTTTTATATGATGAACTAAAAATGGATGAGTATCCTTATGCCGACAACTTCGGTAATCTCAATTTAAATATGAATATGCCTGAAAGCAAAAACCCAACCTCAGCAACTACTTTTAAATATAATGAAGAGGAGATTGTAGAAGAACTTCTTGACTACATCAAAGGAACTTATAGACAACATTACTCTGCTGGTGACGATAAAATTCAAACACTGGATTTGATTGGAGCTTGCGGTGATGGTGAAGCATTCTGTAGATCTAATATTCTTAAGTATGCTTCACGATATGATAAGAAAGGCACGGCACGTCGTGACATTATAAAGATTCTGCACTATGCTGTTCTTCTGATGCACTTCAATGACAAGAACGCTCAACGTGAAACTTACAATCAATGAATCTCAAAGAACAACAAATGAAACTATCTGACAATACCCTGAATATTCTCAAGAACTTTGCAGGTATCAACAATTCAATTCTGGTAAAGCAAGGCAACAAACTTCGTACCATTTCTATGGCGAAGAATATTCTTGCTGAAGCGGATATTAGTGAAGAGTTTCCTCGCGATTTTGCTATCTATGATCTGAATCAGTTTTTGAACGGTCTCAGTCTGCACCAAGATCCCGATCTAGACTTCAATCAAGAAACTTACCTGTCTATCAAAGAAGGTAAGCGTCGTGTGAAGTATTTCTTTGCAGATCCTAACGTGATTACTTCTCCTCCAGAGAAAGAGATTATATTACCATCTCAAGATGTATGCTTCCAATTGGATAGTGCCTCTTTGGAGAAACTGACTAAAGCAGCACAAGTCTACCAACTGCCTGATCTGTCCGCTATTGGTAGTGCAGGTGTGATCAAACTGGTGGTTCGTGATAAGAAGAACGACACCTCTAATGAATATGCAATCGTAGTTGGTGAAACTGAATCCGAGTTTGCTTTCAACTTCAAAGTAGAAAACATCAAGATCATTCCTGGTGCTTACAATGTAGTTGTATCCTCTAAACTGTTGTCTCAGTTTACTAACACCAAGCACGATCTAAAGTATTACATTGCGCTTGAACCCGATTCTACTTTTGGTTGATAACGTAAATGATTATTTGGTCTGCAAATCGATCAGTAGATATTTCTATTCCTGTAGACCTGTTAAAGCGTCGTGAAGATTCCATTGATTCTGTAGGAAACTATCACAGTTCTTATTTTATTGAACCATCTTTAAGACCAGAGACTACTTACTTGGGAGATTTTTATGAAAATCTCTGTGATGAAATTTGTTATGATCTTTTTCTAAAAGGAAAAGCGGAACTGCGATACGAAACTTGGATGCAAGTTTACACTAATCGCAGTAAAACATTCTTGAAGCATGATCATTTTTCTGGAAATGAATTTCTTTCTTGGATTCATTTTGTTGATGTGGGACTGGAGAAGTGTTTTCACTTTGTTGCTCCTGATGGCAGGAAGTGCTACCCAAAACAAAACAAAGGTGATATAATTGTATTCCCATCGTGGATTGACCACGCTGCAGATCCACCATCTGATGGGGAAAGAGTTATCGTTGCGGGTAACATTGAGGCACAAAGAGTCTATAGGGACACGTCTGAAACAACATACTCAGAACTTCAATTTCATTTTTTTGCTGGTAGATTTGGTATGTGGGAAATTTGTTTTGATGAACTTGAAAAATCTTTGGAATGAAAACACTTACAAATATGAGAGTTACTGGCAGCATTGCTGTTATTGTTGCTTACTTTACTATTCTCCACGTCAATGTTCTTTTGGGAGTAATACTTAATTTTATTGCAGACCTCATTTCAATACCATATTTTGTAAAAACCAAAGCATGGGATGTTGTAATTATGCTAGGATTTCTTCTAGCAATCAGTTTTAGCAAACTTTTATCATGAACATCTTCGTAACTGATCCAAGTCCATACAAGTCTGCTATGGTTCTTCCTGATAAGCATATTGTCAAGATGCCTCTAGAGACTTGTCAGATGCTTGCTATTGTGTGCTCTGAAAAATGGGGACATAACTTTGGTACTCTCCCTAAAGCAGATGGGACTCCATATGCTACTGACAAGGGCGCATTTCGCAATCATCCTTGTACTAAATGGGCGAATGAATTTGTGACCAATTGGCAGTGGTTGCTTGCCCATGGACTTGCTATGTGTAAAGAGTACACTGCTCGCTATGGTAAGGTTCACACCTGCCACAAGACACTTCTAGCAGCGAAAGAGATACTTCCCACAGCAGACCCGCAAGGTCGTAGTGGAGGGGATACAACGCCCTTTGTATTTGCTGGACCTGATGAGTTCAAGTATGATACGAGCATTGATATTTTCACTGCTTATAAGATGTATATTGCATCTAAACCTTGGGTATGCGATAATTATCTTCGTCTTCCCCATCGTAAACCTGATTGGATTTAATTATGAGCAACTTCATCTGGGTCGAGAAGTATCGACCACAAACTATTGAAGAATGTATTCTTCCCGAGAGTACAAAGAAGACTTTTCAATCTTTCCTAGATAAGGGAGAGATACCCAATATGCTACTTGCTGGACCTCCAGGAGTTGGCAAAACAACAGTAGCAAAGGCACTCTGTAAAGAACTTGGAGTAGATGTATATGTCATCAATGGATCCGATGAGGGACGATTCCTTGATACCGTCAGAAATAATGCGAAAAACTTTGCTTCGACCGTATCGCTTACGTCAGATTCTAAACACAAAGTCATTATCATTGACGAAGCTGACAACACATCCA